TTTAGATACGTTAGGCATAAGTGTATGTTCTTTCAACACAGCAGGTTCACCTAAAAACATGAGTAATGCAATAACAGCTTCCATTAGTTTGTTCCATTCATTTTCTTTTGTAACATATCCACTTGCTCTTTAAGATGATCTATGTTTACTTTATTATACCTACTAGCTTCTATTTCTTTTTCTATGCTTTCTATTTGACCAGCAAGGTGTTCAATAAGCATATACATTTCTAAGTTCTTGGGTTCTTGTTCAGCCTTCTTTAAAAGATCAGCTTGAAATAATGTATCTGCTGTTTCTAATTTATTTAATCTTTCTTGAATTGTGAAGAAAGCATACAAACCTGTACAAATAAAAAAAATTATAGCTATTAAATTTTTAATTGGTAAACCAATATTTGTATCTTCGCTTATCTTCATTGTGGTTCGTTTCCTCCGCAAATATAACCTATAACTTTCTTACCTTTGTAGGTATGATAATAATGATTTGACATAAATGTCTTTTTCTTTTTCTCATGCACTACCACATTAGTATTAAACCAACTGCTACAACTTGTAAATATCTCAAAGGTATCTTGCTTTATATCACCACCAAAAGTCAGGTATAATAGGGTTATCATTATGGGTTTCATCAATGTCCTTGTGAGTTGTAGGCTTTCCAAGTACGTTTCTTATGTTTATTCATAGATGACATCTTGGGTCGTCTACCAATGCTAGTACTTTTTGGTATTCTTTCGTGCCTTGGTTTGTTTAAATCGAACTTTACCCTTGCCATATTTACCTGTTTGTTGAGATAATAAAGTTACCTTTGATTTATATTGATTGATAAAAGCTGTTGATATTTTTTTTCCCATATTTCTTTCTGTGTTAAACCTTTCTCATCTTTTTTTTCTTTATTCCTAGAATCTATATCTTTTGGATGTATAATTTCAACTAAAGCATAACGATAAACATCATCAGATTTATCCCATTGAAAATGAACTAAATATCTAGGCTCTTGATATTTATCAATTAACCTAGGATCATAATCGTTAGTCGTCATTTGCTAAAGTTTTTTATCTCACTAGCTTTGATACCATAGATTGCTGCAACGACACTGACCCACAATCCAACTAGCCACCAAGGCATAGCTTGTAGCTTTTCAAAAAACATATCCATCTTTCTTTCTATTTCAGGATCATCTGCAAACACAGAGTAAGCTAACATGAAGATGGGGGTGGAGAGTACGATAAGTACGAACTCATCTTTCCAGTCTCCCTTCTGATGCTCAAATACTTTACCTTTATATTCAATCTCACCCCTCCTCATCTTCTCTGCATGAAGTAGTCTAGCTTCTGACAAGGCTTCTTTTGTTTTTTGTTTATCAGAATACAGCTTGGCAGCTGTCTTAATTCCCATACCTAGTACGTTGAACCACATTAATCTCCTAGCCAAGGTTTATAAATAACCTTACCTTCTTCTCTCATGGCTCTTAGCCATTGTTGTCTGTTATGATTTCTTGAATAACTTACGTGAATCCATCCGCTTGAAGGTTCACCATCTTTGTAAAATTCTAATATACCTTGGTCTACTTCAAGGTTGTTTCTAATCCAAGTTCCTAATTCTTTGTTGTCTACACCTGGTATTTCAAAGTCTGCTGCCGCAGCTTCATCATGTGCTGTATGCTGACTATTAACACTTGATCCTATAGCTACACAAAGTTCTGCACATCTAAAACCGCTAGATATTATTAAAGGTTTGTCAAAGTGTGAACGAACAGGCTGAAGAACATTAACAGCTAATGCTTTTAAATTTTCTATTTGTTCAGGACTAGGGTTGTTGTTGATACCTTTACGTTCTGCAACTTGCGACTTGGTTAGCTCATCAAGAGTTATGTTAGCTGTAAGTTTCATTTGTTATAATATATCTTAACTTTTAATTTTTTTTGTAGTTCTGTCAATCCTCTATTTATCAATGATCCTGCCTTTCTAACATACCTATCTTTAGGTGTATAGTCAGATTTCCTATAGTTTGCGGTCTTTACGTCATAGGCTTGATATTCACCTGTGTTAATATCTAATACAACCATATCTATCGGACCAATACCCATGGCTGGTACAAATACAATTTTATCAGGGTCTTGTGCGAATTTAGCTTGTGCGATGAGTTCATTATATAATCCAGTTGAAGCTGTTTTACTGCGTTTAGCCATTCCATTTAAAGAAACCAAGAACTGTAGCTACAAGTCCACCAACAACAACAAAGAAAGCAACAGCACCTTTACCTTTGTTCATGTCAGCACGTAAATCTTTTATATCTTTACGCATTTCGTCTATAGCTTTGAACAAAGTTTTCATACGTTCAGCACAGACTTTCTCATGATAAGAAATTCTTACGCTGTTATTTTTTTCTGCGTACTCTTTAATCTCTCTTGCACTTACAGAAGATTTTTTTTGTTTTCTTTTTGAAACCATCTTTCAACTCTTCCCAAAATATTTTTATTTCTTGTACTAACATTTTAAAAAACTTATCCATATATCCTCCTATATTTGTTCTATGGGTTCGCATTTAAAGTTAATAATAACTTTATTAGTATTTACAAATTCACTACCCATTTCATTATTGATTTGAATAGATCGTAAGTAACCAGCATTAGCACATTCTATCCAAGAATTAAATGTAAAAGTGCTGTGGATTTCACTTGTGCATTCTGCTGCTACGACTGAACAAATTTTTAAAATTAATAAATACTTCATTCATTCTGCTTATCAGATATGAATTTGTATTGATATTGATATTAATGACTAGGGTTTTGTTGGAAAGGTAACAGCATTAACATCAGCAGCTGTTGCGTCATCAGCCACAGTACCAGGCAAGTCTCTCAACTCCTGTCTGTAAGTTGTCATCGCATCAGTCATTGTTACATCAGATAAAGCATAGTAGTCAGTTTCTTTTAACAAATTATTTCTTTTTGTTCTAAGATTAGCCATAGCTCTATCTTTTGCACCAGCTTCCCAAGCCGCTTCTTCTGCGTCTCTAGCTGCTTCTTCTTCTGCTGTGAGTTGAACTCTCTCACCATTTACCATTTTATATCTTGGCATATTGTTCTCCTTGTGTTTGTGTTAGTATCATAATTATTTATAGAACTCCATACATATCTATCGTGCCTGAATCAAGTGTTCCTGATATGGCTTTAAAATCAATAGCATTAATAGCTGATGTTGTGTTTCCATATCCAGCAAAAGTAATATGATTTGCATAAGTAGAATTTTGAGAAGAAGTTCCTAAAAAGTGTTTTACAAAAGTTGTATTACTTGGATCAAATAAATGTAAATATGCAGATAAAGATGTATCATCACCAGCATTGGCAATCATAGTCCCTATATATTGATAACCTGTGCTTTGCGCTAAATCATCTGAAGATTCATATCTTAAATCTGCATAGTTATCAGCTTCTTCGTGATATGCTTTAAAAGCAGTAGATGTTTTTGTAACATTATAATTACTCCCACCATCAGTTGATAAATTAAAAGTTAAATAAGTATCACCAGCAGAGCCGTGCATATTATTTATTAAAAAAATATATTCTTTGTAGGTGCTAGTTATACCTGATGTAATACTTAAACTTGATGATGAACTAGCAGTTGACCTTGATATAAAAACTAAATTACCAAGTCCTGTTATGCTACCAAATGCTGTTGCATCTTTTACTGCTCTATTATTTAACTTAATTATACTCATGATTTACTTAATCCATACATTTTGATTACTCCGCTATCAATGTTACCTGTGGTCATTTTAAAATCAACAGCATTAACTGCTGAAGTAGTATTCATATAACCTACGGTGTATTCATTAACTGAATAATTTGCGTCAGTTAAAGTGTTCATATTAACAATAAAATGTTTTACAAAGGTTGTTGAAGAAGGTGAAAAAATAAACATTGTTCCTGAACAAGATTGATCATTGTCTGCACCTAAAGCATCACCACCTATTTGACAATATCCTGTACCTTGAGCCATATCATGTCCAGGTTCATAAGCTACAGCTGCTGCACTATCACCTTCATTATGGTAGCCATAAAAAGTTGTAGTAGTTTTAGTAGTGTTGTAATTAGAACCGCCATCTGTTGAACCATTAAAAGTCAAATCAGCACCATCTGTTGCTGGGTGTATATTTATAAATTTGAATAAATAAGTGTCGTAAGTGCTGTTAATGTTAGAAGTAAAAGAAGATGAAGCCACTCCTGATGATATTGTATTCGTGGTAATTAAATTTAAAGAACCACTTGATAAGCTACTTAAAGCAGTTACACTTGAAATTGAATTGTTATTGTATTTAACTAACTCCATATAATTTTATAACTCCTG